CGGCAGCTTTCTTCAGGTCTTTCAGCGTATCGATCTTCTGCTGCAAATGCCCTGGCCCGGTCAGGATCGCATGCACCGCCGCGATCGGCACCTTGCCGCCTTGTGGCGTCGGTGGCGGCGCGGCTGGGTTAAGCTGGAAGTTCTCCAGCGGATCAGCGAACGGGCTTTGCTCCGCCATCTTGATCATCTCAGCCTCAGATGGCGCGCCTGGATCGGGTGGCCCCTCGACGCCGCCCTTCATCTTCACCGCCTTGCCCAGCGCGCCCTTCGGCATGCTGTGGTGATCGGCCAGATGGTCGATCAACTGGTTCATGAAGCCCGCGACGTTGCTGGATTTCATCTTGCCAGCTTCGGTCTTCATCAGCGTGGCGAGTTCGTGCGGATTATCGTTACCGCTGGCGATATGCTCCTCCAGCGCCTTTTTCATCTTGGCGCCAGCCGGTCCCGCATACTTGGTCAATTCCGGCACCGGCTTCTTGGGCTTCAGCGCCTCGCCGCCACCGCCGCTTGCGCTGGTGGCGAACTTGCCGCCCTCGTCGCGTTTGACCGCTGACTCGTCCCACTCACCGATCATCGCATCGGCGGCGCCCGCGAAACTCTCGATCGCCTCGTCAGACGCGGGCAGCGCATCGGCGCGCTTCTTGATGTCGTTCTTGCGCGCGATCAGCTTGTCGGCCAGCGCATCTTTCTCGGCTGCCGTGCCAGGACCGTGGGTGTGAACCGCCGCCCTGATCGCGTGATCGGGGATCGAAGTGACCTTCGCCGCCGACTCGCGCAGCCGCCGGGGCGACATCTCGCCAAACACTTTGGCAGCAAGCGACTTCTGGCGCAGGGTATCCCACTCGGTCGCCTCGTTGCCGAACGCCTCGCCCTTGGGACCGCCTTGGGCGCGATAGAGCAACGCGCCGCCGGTATCGAGCGTGTGCATCTCGCCGTCGAGGCGGGCTTGGTTCCAGTCGTTCTCGTGCTGGCCCATACCGATCACGTCCCAGTTCGCCAGCCACGCATGGGTGGCGAAATTCTTCTGTGCGGCGCGCCGGTCCTCCTTGTTGTCGATGTCGATGTTCTGCTTGCCGTGGTGCCACTCCGACGCGGTGCCCAGCTTGCCGCCGACCGTGGCGGGCATGATCGGCAGCACGGGCGACCGCGCCATCTCGTAGAGCCGCGTGGCCAGCAACTCGTTCTTGGCGTGGCTCTCGCTCTTGCTCTCCTTGGCGTAGAACCGCCGCCCGCTGTCGGGGTCTTCGTATTCGCCGCCGGGGTTCGATCCCAGCGCCCCGCCGACCTTTTTCATCTTGGAGAAATCGAGCGGGTGGTGTTCGTCGCCGCCCTCGATCGTATGCTGCGCGATCAGCCGGTCGATCGGCTTGTTGAGGTGCTGGTGGAGTTCACCGGGCGGCACCAGCGCCACCGCCTCGCTCTCCCAGCCATGCTCAGACGGCGAGCCGCCGATCCGGCGGGCGTAATAGTAGCGCGCCTGCGAGGTGTCGCGCTGGGCGTCGCCAGCGAAGCCGGTCAGTTCAACCCGCAGCCCGCTTTCCTCGAAAGCCTCCTTGATCGCGGTCGAGCGCAGGCTGTCGTCCTTGTCCACGCCGCCCTTGGGGAACGACGCCTTATAGCCGCCATAGGCGTTGCTGGGCCGGATGGTCCAGACGCGCCCGTCCGGTTCCTGCACGATGACGCCCGCCGCCTGCTTGCGCCCGCCCTTGAGTTCGGGCACCGCCGGTTCCTCAAACTCCGGACCCTTGTCAGCCTCCGCCTGCCAGCCCTCGCTGGTCGTCGGGTGATCGTGCCAGGGCGCGAATGCCACGCCGTGCAGGCTGCCGCTGGCGGGCTTCTTGGCGCTGAAGGTGACCGCGCCCGCCGGAACGTCAGCACTGCTGACGTTGGTTTCATGGGAAACACCCGGCAGGGATGCTGACGTTCCGCCACCTGTCTTGGGTGCCTTGGCGCCTTCCGCCCGCTTCGCCTGCTTGGCGGTCTTCGCGGTCGCGGCACCACCGCCGGAACCGAACCGGCCGTTATCGGCGCGCTTGATCTTGCTTTCGTCCCACTCGGGGTCAGCGTCCTGTGCTTGCTTCGCAGGTCGGCGCAGCATCGATTCCGTGGTCGAGAAATCGCGCTTGCGGCCCTTGTTCGGGGTGAACCCGAACTGCTTATAGAAATCGGTCAGCCGCGCCACGCTACTGGCGCCGAAATGCGTCGATGGCGTCAGTGCGATAGTCTTGCCGTTCGCGTCGGCATACGCCGTCAGGCTGTGCATCGCCTGGGTGCCGATGCCCTGGCCGCGCGCCTCCTTGGGCAGCGCGATCTTGCTCAGTGTGATCGTGTCACCGTTCTCGCTCAGATGATGGCTGATGCCGTGCTGGTCCCAGTGCGCCTCGACATGCGCCAGCGTCGCCGGGGCGGCGCCGCCGCCGGAACCGAACTTGCCAGACGCATCGCGTGGCTCGTTGGGATTGAAAGCGTCGGCGCCAAGCTGCACATGGCCGCGATCGTTCTGCCCCAGGTGGACGTGGATCGCTGCGTCGGGGTCTTTCGGTTTGACCAGGACGTGGCTTTCGCCCGGCGCCAGACCGTTGGCGTCCTCGTCGCGCGAGCCTTTGTTGGGATCAGGCGGCTTCGCCGTGCCGCCCGCCGCGCCCATCTTGCCAGGACCGCTCTGCACGGGCGCTGGCGAGCCGCCTGCCGGTTTCGACAGGCCGGATGGGTCAGCGCCGCCGGGGGCACCTGGAGGCCCACCAGCCCCGCCGGGAGGCCCTCCAGGCCCTCCGCCACCGCCCATGCCGCCCAGTGGATCGGGTTCCTGGTTAGGCGGCGGAGGCGCGGGGGCGGAGAGGTCCAGCCCCTGGTAGGGGCTATCGGATTCGTCGGCTAACTTTTGCCGGATTTCGTCGGGTGACAATACGCCCGCGTTGACATAGACCGCGTCGAGGTCGGCATCACTCTTGCGAGCCGCCGCCTCCTCCTGCTCGCTCATCTCGCGCAGCGGTTCCCACGCGTGGGTGATCGCCGGATCGATTTCGCCAAACAGCGATAGCTGCATGATGTTGAGGATCGTGGTCAGGTTGGCGTCGAAGAAATTGCCCTGACTGGCATGGATGAACTGCGCCCAGACCTGGAGTTCGCCCTCGCTGGTCGCGTTCAGCCCAGAAGGGCTAATGCCCAGCAAGACGACAAGAGGGATACCCACAGCAGAAGCCATATGCTCCTGCGACTGAGCCTGGAGATGGTCCAGCGATCCCAGCGGCGCCGAGACATTCTTGAAATCCTCGGTGGTCTTGTCCAACGCCATCAGGTTGGAGTTGTCGCGGAAGAAATTAAACAGTGCGGCGCGCATCTTGAGTTGCTGTGCAGCGCCCGCGTTCATCACGCTGCCCATGTTGGTCATCAGCACGGGCGTCGAGAAACTATGAATGAGGTCAGAGACCGATTGTCTCGTTCGCAACCAGTTGTCCACATATGGCTTTGCCATCTGCGACAGCGACAGCCCGCCGAACGAATAGGCGGGCTTCATCATGTCGGGCATCTCGCGGCCGATGAACGGCAACAGCCGGGTGCGATGCACCTCCTTGCCCATCACCCACCACGTCTGCGGCAGATAGAAATTCTCCTTCAGCGGATCGTTGGCGTTATACATATTCGGATAACACCACATCGGCTCGACCACGCGGACGCCTTTAAGCCCGCCCTGCTTGATCATGCGCGGATCGGGCGGCAGCGGTAGTTTCATCTGCGCCCGATCGTCGCCGTCGCCCATGTCGAGGTAGAGATGCGAACGACCGAAGAACCCGTCCATCAACGCCAGGACGGTGAACTTCTCGCGCAGCTTGTGGTGCTTGATGCAGGCTTCCAGCGCGCTGATCTTGTCCGACTTGTCATCCTTGCCCTTGGCCTGGATGCGAAACCATCGGCGGGTCATATCCTTGGCGATGGTCTCGGAGATGCGGCGATACTCGGTGCGCTGCGACAGTTCCGCCAGATAGGGGAAACCGAGCCAGTGCATGCCCTCGGTCAGCAGCCCGTTGAAGCCGCCGTAATTGAACATCGGGTTGTTGACATCGTCCATCGCCATCGGACGCACGTCTTGCGGCACCACGCCGGGCAATGGCTGTGCGGGCGTGAACAGGCGGCGGATATCGTCCGGTGTCGCGGTGCGCGTCGAGTAAAGCTGGAACGGCGTCGCGTTGTCCTCGCGCAGCGCGCCCATGTTGATCAGCGAATGATAGATCGCGGCGGGATCGAACCCTTGGGGAGACGCTGACGGGGCCGGTGGCGCGGCTGGAGTCTGGGGCGCAGCGTCACGCGCCAACAGCCCCAGCAAACCCCACAGGTAATCGGCAATCGCCATGCAGCCTCAATTGAACGGTAGCTGACCTCCCAGCATGTCGGGCGGGAGATGGATGCCCAGTTTGCGCAACTCGTCAGGATCGAACCGCATCGGCGGTTGTTGAGCGATCGCGTTAAATGCTCTGCTCGTTGCGTCAGGATCGTCGTCGTGTGCGCCCTCGGGGAAGTTCTCTAATTCCGAGAACCACCGCTCGTTCCAGCGTCCGCGCAGCACCAGGATGTTGCCGACCTCGGCCTGCGAGGAGAACGGCCCGAACCGCGTGACTTTATCACCCGACTCAGGACTGCTTTCCACGATGTAGCCTTGCAGCATGCGGGTCAGCGCCATGACTTGTGACTTGCCCGCCTGACCGGGGTCTTGCGGCAGCGAGGTGGTGTTGTCGTAGCCGTCCTGCATGGCGTAATTCAGAATGCGCCGATCGACCTCGGCGGGCGAGCCTCGGAACGCGTCCGAGTGCAGGATGATCCAGCGCCCGTCATGCGTCAGCCCGATCTTGACGCAGCACGTCCAGTCGGGGTCCGACGCGTCTTCCTGTTCCGATGCCGCCAAGTCCCAGCCGCGCACCGTCTTGGTGCAGACCGGCGGGATATCGACCACCTGACACCACGAGCGGTTAAAATAGAACCCGGCTTGCGGGCGAATTTTCCAGTTGCCGTTGAGCAGGCGTTCCCGCTCGACCTTCGGCAGCATCATCAGGTTGCCGCGATAGCCGGGGTCGGATC